TAATAAGACGAGTGCATTCATCGGCTTCCATTACGGCTTTTTCATACTTCTCTATACTTTCATCGGTTTTTAGTTGATCGACTGACAAGATAAGAGTGTTCATACTTTCTGCATGTTCTCTTACTTTGGCGCGTTCTTCCTTTAGAATGACATCTCTATTTTGAATGGGTTGCCCACAAGCATGGCAATCTTCATTCTTTTCATAATACTTGACTCTCTTTTTGTGCTCACTAATATTTTGGTCTAGTTTGATCTTGCTTTCATTTAGCTTATCTAGCTTTCTATTTATTTGTTCAACAACGATATGGAGGTCACTCACCGTAACAGAATAAGAATCTCTAAGCCCTTCTTGAATACTGACTTCTTTGGCGAGTCTTTCATTAGCCTCTGTTAATAATTTTATGTTTTCATTAACATTCTTGTTAACACTCTCTTCTTGCTGAATAAGGCTGTCCAGAGATTTCTTTAGAGCGTAATATTCAGTGTCGTTTTTGGCGTGGACAGCTGAATCTTCCTTCACTACGTTAGAGAGCGTGAAGAAGATTTTAGAAACGATGTTTAGATTGAGAACTCGTTCAAGGATGTCAATCTTTTGAGCACTATTACCCTTGACGAATCTAAAGAGCTCAGGATTGAGCACGTTATTGTTGACAAACATCTGATAGTCCATACCAATAAGCGATTCAATCTTAGTTTGAACTTCGGTATTCGTCATATTATTAGAGATGCAAATGTCATCTTCATACAGGATGCACTTGGAAAATAACGGTTTAGTCGATCTTAGACGTTCGATTACATATGAATGCTTTATCACCCCGTCCGATGAATCGACGAACGATAATACTACTCTAAGCGGTTCGGTCGACTTTTTACAGACTAAATCATCTAAGTTCAGCTCCTTCTTGAGAGATCTGCCATAGAAAGCGAACACAATAGCGTCTACGATAGTTGATTTACCAACGCCGTTTGATGATTTATCGAATTCATCTACGCCCTTTATGAGAACCAGATTTCCCTGATTATCTGTAAATGAGATCTTATGTGATCCCAAATACGAATTCATATTTTCTATAACTAGATCGGCTAGCTTAACTGACATATGCGTTTGAACCTCATTATATAGTTTTCAACCTGGTCATCTGTTTTTCCTTGAGATTTGAGTATCTTGGTTCCATGTTCGATAATTAGGTCGACGACATTGACATTTTCCATGCTGTTGGAGATAGCGTCGTTATCATTTAGTTCTTCTTCAGAATCTAGATTCTTTGTTTCATGTGCTGTGAATAGATGACCGTAATCTCTAATGAAGTCGCTGGCTTTCTTTCTGCCTGGCTCCGTGTTCAGTGTGAAGACCCTAGCATATACATTTGTGGACGGGAACTTACTTGTCTCTTCTTCTATCTTTTTTATCTTAGACTTACAGGCGTCCGGCTTTTCAAGGTTGAACTTGGCAAAGAATGGACAGTATGGATTTTCTTTATACGTTATCTTATATTCACCAGGTTCAATGTCTACAATTGTAATACCCTTCCGGGTTAGAGAGTCTCCAAAGTTATGATTCAGAGCTGAGCCAATGTAATAGAAGTTCTTATTGATTTGCTTCTTGAAGTGGATGTGTCCTGAGAAGATAGCTTTATAGATGTCAAGTCCCAGGTCGGCATAAGTATTGAACTGTCCAAGCTGGTATGTCGACGAAATCATTCCTTCATAGGCCTCTTTTATGTCTAAATGGCAGAATACATAGACGTCAGTTTTGCTATTCTTGTATTTGTCATGTAGAGACTGGAATGCTTCTCTTGTCTTTTCAGGGTCTCTTATGTAGGGAACGAAGATGAGGTGCGAGTTGATTTCGCTAATGAACTTGACCTTTATCGTATTCTTGACTAGAACAGTTCCCTGGACATTTTCAAATGTATCAACAGCTGATACATCATCACTTCGGTCATGGTTACCTTCAATGATAACTCCAGACTTAGAGAGTGTGTTCTGATTGATTGCATTTATGCCCTTGACAACAGTGTTGTATCTTTCGACATAGAATCTGAGCGCCTGATGGAATGTGTCGCCTTCATTTATTGCCATCATTACGCCAAGTTCTTTGGTGACCTTGGAAATCCAGACAATCGTTGAATACAACTCATCAACTCTAGAATACTCGGTAAACTGGTATTTTGCTCTTTTTACATTGAAGCTATAGAGGTTGGCTGCATGCAAGTCGCCGTATAAGAGTAACCTCATGCTTTGTCGGGGAGCATTTTATTGAAGGGTTCGATGAACTTGTCAACCTTCGCTAATATAGTATTGATATTTTCTCTAATGAGGATTTGCATAAAGTCCATTCTTGAGAACGACGGATTAGATTCAATAGCGGCATATATGAGATTCAAAGACTGTGGAGACCAATCCATGTCAATCAGGTCTATGAGTTGATAGTTGAGTTCGAGGAGGTCTTTCTGACCATCAAAATACTTCCAATACTTCTTTTTCAGTTCAGGATTACTATCAAACTCTTGATACAGTTCTTCAACATTAGTGGGCTTCTTTGTTTTCATCATATCAAACATGGTCTGGATTTTCTTATCACCAAAGAGCTTTATGCCCTTGATATTATCAGAGTTATCGCCCCTGATAGCCTTATATAGTCGGTAGCAGCTAATAGGGAAGTTCTTTATTGGAAAAACCTCTTCCATGTTACATCTGGCGATATATGACTTCTTGTGGGGATTGAAGATTTTTATATTTTCGTGGTCTAGAAGCTGGTAGAAGTCTTTATCGTTGGATACAATCGTTACTGTCTTTTCTCTATCAGTAAAATGCTTGGCCACATAGGCAATAAGTGAATCTCCTTCAATCTGCTTCACGATAACCAGCTTTACAGGCAATGTCTTCAGAACATCAATGATAACTGATTTTTGTCTCTTACGAGACTCTATCTCATTCATCTTGACAGTGAGGTCATATCCGGCCAGGGCTCCAAGGTCGATGTTGCGGTTTGCCTTGTAGTCTTTATAGAGGCCCTTCTTACGAACGTCTCTACCAAAGTCAAAGATGATGTAGCACTCCTCGGGCCTTTCGGTATCAATCAGCTTTCTGAGATGTTGTAGGAAGATGTAGATAGCTGTAGTATCCTGACTCTTGGAGTTCTGAAGCATTGCATCGGTCATAGAGAAGAAGGCTCTAACAAATAGGTTAGAACCATCACATACTAGAACATCACTCATGCGATGTCATCACCCTTGAAGGGAAGCGTTAGCTCCAAGATAATGCCTCCTAATTCGTCAAAAACCTCTACGGGGTAGTTCGCCCATTCAACATTGAGAGCACTTTCAACTCTAGATGTTTTATAGACTTTTGTCAGAACGTCTACTAAATCTTCATACGATGGCTTGCTCATTTTATATTTCCCCCATGAAATGCGAATAGATTGCATCCAATACAAATCGCACTTTCTTTTTTGGATGCCCTATCTCTTTTTGCGTTTCTTTTATCAGGTCTTCATATTTTACGCTATCTCCGTGCATCATTTTTGCCTTGATACTTTCTAATATTATACCATAACTCTCATCCTCTGGGAGGTTGAGAGCATCGGGCGTCAGTTTTAGGATGTAATCTCTGATGGCGGACATGTTCTCAAAACCGTTCTCCTCATCGGACCCTAGTTCGAAGTTTATAGTTGAGTCATCAATAGCGAGCTTGGATGGGTCTTCAGAGTTCATAGATGTATCCTGATAGTATGATTTTAGATACCAAAAGATTTTATTTCTAGCTACTCCGGTAAAGTAAGAGAAAGCATCGCCCTTCTCTTTATGCCATTTTGGAGCGGCTTCGAGGATTCCCACCCACGCTTCTTGTGAGAGGTCATCGTTGACAAAGTTTCTACGGAGTAGCTTATAACGGCCAATTACCCCAGTAATAAGCTGCTTGAAAACAGGTGCTAACTCATCAATGATTGCTGGGTCTTTAGTTCGCTGCCATTCAGAGATGAGCTCTTCGACTTTTAGATTGTCGAAGTACATCTTTTTGGTCATTTGAGAAGTTGGTAGATCTTGTCTTTGTTATCAGCGTAGACTTGACCCCAGTCCTTTCGAGTGAACTTGATAATACCTTCCTCATTAGAATCTGAGATGTCTTGATTGAGATTGAGCTCATTCGTTCTCCCTGTGGATAACCTTTTCTGTGCCTTTAGGATTTCAAACATAGTTAGAGGTTCATCGAATGTGCCAGTGCTATGGTTGAAGATGAGGTCTAATTCAAGGAGAGGCGTATAGGCTTTATTCTTGATTGATTTAGCCTGTATTTTTTTACCAGTAATCCCGGCAGCCTCATCAATCTTTACAGTATTAGTAGCGGCTAACCTTATTCTCTGGATGGCGGCATACTTGGGAGCATGTCCGCCTGGTGAAGAGTATTTTTCACCAAAGGTCTGTCCAACATTTTCTCTGAGCTGATTGACAATCAGGAGAGTAACTTGGGCTTTCTGAATAGGGATGGTTAGTTTCCTAAGTCCCATTGAGTTGACTCTAGCTCTAACGGCCATTTCTTTTGTATACTCATCACCCTCTTCCATCTCGATTTCTTTCTTAGACGGAGTCTGGGCTAGAGAGTCCCAGATAATGAGAGCGGGTCCGTCCCAAGACTTCTCTTTGACCTTTGAGAGGAGTATCTGGCCAATGACGTCGTATACATCCTCGAGACACCCTGGAGCATGATAGATGAGGGCATCAGTGTCAACACCCAACATCTTCAAACGAGCCATAGAAGTGGCCGCCTCGGTGTCGAGGTAAACAACAGGCATGTCTTTCTTTTGTGCCTCCGCGGCCACCATCGCAGCAAGGGTTGACTTGCCGGACGCTTCTAATCCAATGATTTCTACCACTCCGCCGATGATAATACCACCGCCGAGCATCTTGTCAAGGGCTGCCAGACCAGTAGGAATAAACTCAAATGCATCGATGTGTATCTGGTCAGACGAACCGAAAATTGCTTCACGTATTTTTAGAAGACCGGGGCCCTTCTTTTTACCATTAGTCGGGGTCGATTCTTCTTTCCCTGCCTTTATCCTCATCTAATACTCCTTAGAATGGTATGTCATCATCTGTTTCGGGTTCTGCAGCGGGGCCTACACCTTCAACAAAGGGTTCGTTTCCGCCTGACTTATAGTCTGTGTTCTTGAATCCATCAATATTGGCAGCCAACTGTTTAGATTTTTCTTCCATCTTCGCAGCTTTTTCAGCATTCTTTTCGACACTAAGGACATCATCAGTATAGTTCTTCAAGGCGTGAAGAACAGAGTTGATTGTCTCTGGGTCGCATGTGATTTGCTGATCAATAAGGGCATCAAGAGGTTTCTGGTTGACCGAAACTAGAATAGTTTTGAAGCCCTGAGATTCTGTGGGAATAGCTACCTCAGCGTTCACTTCAATGTCGAGCTTATTTTCGGGATTTGTGAAGAGCTTGACTCGATGGCGGAGAGCATCAATCAGATTGATTTCCTTATCGGTCATCAACCTGGCAATCTTCTCCATTAGAATAGAATACAAATAATCTTGGAAGAAGCCAACCTTGACCTTCTTGTCATGTATTACATACGCCACGAAAAATCGTGTTGGGACAGCTATCTTGAATACCGACTTGGGGAGTCTAGTCTCGGCCATCCAATGGTCAATCGCACAGCCTGTACAATTGATGCGCTGAGGTTTCATGTTGGCGTAGTTTGACATGAAATCATAGGTACCGAAATGGGTGTTGAGCTCCGCAAATGGATAGTCAATCTCACATTCATCCTTCTCTAAGTCGATACTAGTGACTTTAGGGACGATGTAGAACTCGTAGACCGCATTTTTGGAGAATTTTAGGAAATCGACGGAACCGAAGGAACCGCCACCGTTCGTGGACAATCTCTGGTGAGTCTGCGTAAATGTTTCTTTAGGAATAACCCGCATTTTTTGTTCCTCCAATGCATTATAGTTTATTATACCACACGACTTGCAACTTTTTTTGGGGTTCAGAACTTTATTTGGCTGTTGATCTTTCTCTTCAGCGTTTTTGCGTACTCCTCATTCATTATTATATTATCAAAATCGACGGTTGTTACGTAGTTCATTCTACAAATTTTCTCGGTAGTGAAAGCTTTCTCTAGAGGGTTGATGTCTCGTTTGGCATTATTCGCTCCCAAGATGAAATAGGTCTTACCTCCAGATGTCTCTCCATTCTCTGGCTTATCGTTCTGAATGATTGGGACTATACTATTGAGGAGCTTGGTGCTATTGATAGTGTAAAAGATGTAAGAGGGCTTAGCTCGCCCGGGAGCCACGGAGTCCACTCGTTTACGGTGGATCCGGATGGTATTTACACTTTTTGAGAAGTCGGGTTCAAATAAATTAGAGATGTC